TGCCCATCCAGTTTTTTGGTGCAACAGGTTGCACATACTTGACACTTGGCATATACGCATACCATCCGCTCGGTTTCTTGTGATCTATACATGCTGCGTGTACCCACACATCGGCGGAAAAATCATTATGTGCAACCCGTTGCACTTACTCTGCTGGACCCTCAATCGATAGCATCAGCCGGACCTATAGCCTTAGTTTATAGGTCCATAGTTGGAGCGATATTTTATTTTCAAAGAGCGCGTTTCGGTCTTACTCGACCTCATCAGCGTGCCCAATAGGCACGGACGCTATGCCGGGGGGTACGGTCCCCCCGGCATATAATCTTACTTGGCCTCTATGGCCTCTATCTCGGCGCGTAGTGCGTCAAGGTCTACCTTGAGCATTGCGTTAGTTGAGGGGAAGCCAGCCACTGCGTCGCGAAACGCGGGAGTTTCAGCCGAATAGTGTTGCATAGCTGTCGCGCTTTCTAATTTTGCTTTGAGCATGTCAAGGTCCGCGACCTTTTCGGGCCTGTTTCCTTGCATAAACTCAATTATATCTTCCTTGCTGGCCTTTTTGGTCCACGAATGGTAGGCCTTAAACCATGCGCCATAGCCACCGGAACTTTCACACATGCCCACAAATACGGCCTGTGCCTCATCGGTTCCAAACTTGCTTTGAGCGATTCGGGCAAGGTCGGCCATACCCATAAGATACCTAAAGCTATATGCCGTTACATTCATTTCCACAACTGCTACACTGTTATTTTCGGCGCGTGCCTTTAGTTCAATCTTGAGATTTTTGGCGGTGTCTTTGCAAAAGTTAGTTATCTTATCGTTACTCGTTGCAATGTGTCCAACTATGCGCGCTCCGTTTTGAAAGTGTGCTACAAGGTCACTGCGTACCATGCGGGCCAACTCGTTAATGATTACATTGTCCATGGTTACTCTCCTTAAAAGTTTGGGCATTATTGCCCGGCTTCTATAACAAGGATACGGAACACTTTTCAGTTTGTCAAGCATAAAAATAAAAAAGATAAAAAAAAATATAAAGGTTTATATTGGGACCATCCAAAATCTACCTTGACATGCCTATACGAACATTATATATATACGAGGGGTGTCAAGTGAACCTGTCAAAATGTCAAGGAAGCTTTACATTGGAATATGTAGAGCTGGAATAAAATATTCAGGCTGTGCATAAAAAGATGACAAGGGGGCTTGACATAATGTAAAGGAAACTTGACTTTATAAAGGTTTATAAATAGATGTTTACCCTACACTTAAGCCAGTTAAACTGCACTATGTAGTGTGAACAGTTGAGCACCTACACACTATAGAGGGTGGGAAAATAGTTCCTAAATCGCTCAGAATCGACGTACGGCATGCCCTTGGGGTGGTTATATGTCCAGAGTCTGGGTGGCTTGTGCTGGGCTTAGGGAGGGCTTGGCGGATGCCCGTTTTGCTCAGGATTTTGAGCTTTTGGGAAAGTTTTTGACGTGGATGTGCTACTTTGGCATGCTTTTTGCTTATAGGGCTTGACAGTGCACGTATGGGCACCACTGCACGTATGGGCACATAGGCAGTATATGCCAATATCAAGATTTCTTGATATAGAAAAACTCAAAAATAGCGAACGCCACGACTGGGCCGCATACCCGGATCGCTTTTTTCTATTATATATATAGAACCCCTCAAGCGACGAGCATATCCCATTTAGAAAGAGATTACTACTGATCCCTTGCTTTTATAAACCTTTATAGGTATATTACTTATCTAATACTGTCTTAGAAAGGCGATATAGTCAAAGGGGTGCCTATCTGGGGGTGATACCCTTCGAAGAGTATCAAATATTACTCTCTATAACTACCAAATGGGGGTTTATCAAACTGGGTAACAGTTAAGGTAATACTATCCAGAGGAAATGTCAAGTGGTTTCTTTATTAGAAAGGAAAGTATTTCGATGCTGGTGAGATTGTGCAGTATGAATAAAACATCCCCAGACGAAGGTTTGTCCTTTTCTGAGATCGCTGAGGGGCTGGGTGAGGACGATGACACGCCAACTAACGCGCTACTCGCCACGGAGTTATCCAAGACTCGGAAACAGCTTAATCAGGCCCTTGATTTACTCCTCGCTGTTCAGCTTCAGGAAGGTGCTAACCATAAGAAGATTAGGGACTACTTCGCTACTCTTAGAAAATAACTGTCGTTTTATTACTAACTAATTCCTAATTGCCTTCCTTTTAGGACATGCAGATACCTACAGGACCCACACCGGGATACATCCGCTCTGAGCTTGCGAAGAAGAAGAAGGACTACGCTGCCCGGGCAGTCAAGAGAAGAAAGACGAAGAGATTGAAAGCAAAGGAAGACAACGTAGTACGAAGTGGCTTACAGTCGGCTCCGATGAGTAAGAAAAAGATGGATATATTCCTTGCCATGCTGAAGCGCACGCCCTACAACGTGCAGGAGACCTGTCGGCAAGGCGGCGTCAGTTCCAGTGCAGTCTACGGGATGCGGCGGTTTGACCCTGACTTTGCGCGTAGGATGGACGAGATCCGGGACGGGACGCTGGACGAGTTAGAGCAGATCCAGATGGACGTAGCCAAGGAGGATACCTCTGCGCGTCAGTGGGTCCTTGCCCGCGCTCGCCGTGCCCAGTGGGGCGACAAGTCGACTATCGATGTGTCCCATGAGGTAAAAGAGTATGAAAATACGAGAGAAATACCCACGGTCCTACTCGAGGATTTCATCAGGGAACGCTTTCCACAACTCGCTAAAGAGGCTGAGGCCATCATTGTAGGCGACGATGAGGAGGAGAAGGCGGCAGCTACCGATGCCTTGATCGAGATTTCTGAGGCTATCGAGGAAGCAGTATTCCGCCCACTGGACGGACTGACACCCCTTGAGGATGAGGAGGACGACAATACCGCTTGACTTGTTAATGACTATTTTCTATATTATTACACATGATTGATTACGAGTCGTTTGAGATAAGCATAGCTGATAAGCTCTACGAGGAACTTCTGACCAAATCGGTCAGGGTTGATGTGGAGTTAAACCAAGTCATCACGGACCTACTCTGGAAAGCTATTGTGCACGATCTAGAGGAACGGATGTATGACCCAAGTAAGGATGTATTGTATGAGCAAGGGGACAGTAAACAAGGTAACGCTGATCGGGAATTTGGGCGAAGACCCATCGCTGGCACAGGCCGGTCAGACCCAAGTCGCGAATCTTTCGTTAGCTACGACAGAGAGTTGGAAGGACAAGAATTCCGGGGAGAACGTGGAGAAGACTGAATGGCACCGAGTGTCGTTCTGGGGCGCACAGGCAGAGACGGTAGCGAAATACGCGAAGAAGGGTTCCAAGCTCTACATTGAGGGGCGTATCGAAACGCGCACCTACGAGAAGGACGGGGAGAAGAAATACTCTACCGAGATCCGGGGCAACAACTTCACCTTCTTGGACAGAAAAGGATCTTCAGACGCACAGCCCGAGCGGGCAAGCGCACCATCTAAACCGGGGGGCGGCGACGATCTACCTTTCTAAGCTGGGAGGCATTAGATGAACGAGGGGGTGGTCGGTCTGGAGGCTGGGGAGAAATCCTCAGCCTTTCCAGTATCGGCAAAACAGTGTTATCGCTGCAAAGAAATCAAGCCCATGGAGGAGTATTACCCCCATAAGGGCAAGGCGGATGGCAGGCTGGGTAAGTGTAAGCCCTGCCAGTGCCGGGATGTGAGGATGGCTCAGCACCGCCGTATCATACGGGAGAGAGACGATGGTGAAGATCAGCCAGAAGATTAATTTTGTCGACCATATCGACGAAGGGCGGTGGCCTCAGGGCTACACGCTCCTTGTAACAGGCGTCATCTACGAGACTCAGCAGGAGGAAGAAGAGGACTACGAGACCTTGATCCGCAGGGCGCAGGCTGAGATCATGGGCGTAGTAGAGCAGATGCTAGTCATGGAATACGAGCTAATGGAGGAGTTTGCGACTGCCCGGGCACTGGCGCAGAAAGAGGTTAAATATAAGAGCGATGAGGTCGACTGGGGCGCGACCCCGGGTACCCCGAAACTCATCTCCGATTCAAATACTGAGATGACCAGATCTAACTGGACGAAAGCAGCACTTTACCAACAAATTAAAAAATCCCCATTCTCCGAGAAAAACCTCCAGCATCTCACTAAAATGGTAATGAATGGCAGCGAAAAGACTCCTTGACGACATAAGTGAGGAGGAACTCGCGAGGGAGTTTCTGGCGAGGTCACAGGCTAAGAACTCTCTCATGGGGTTTATAAAATACACTAAGCCTGACTTTCAAGCAGCTACTCACCATAACTATCTATCCGATCAACTGGAGGCGGTGATCCGTGGAGACATCCGCAGGCTCATCATCACGATGCCTCCACGCCACGGAAAGTCAGAGATGGCAAGCCGTAAGCTACCTGCCTACTTCCTCGGCAAGCGGCCCAAGGACGAGATTATCTGCGCTACCTATAACGCGGAACTGGCCTCAGAGTTTGGACGTTCCGTGCGTGACCTTATCACCTCTGAGATGTATACTAATGTTTTTCCTGAAGTTAGGATCAAGACATCGGATCGTGCAGCAGACAGATGGTCCGTAATCACGGGGGGCGGCTATCGCGCAGCAGGCATAGGTGGTGGCCTTACTGGACGAGGTGGTTCCCTGCTCCTCGTTGATGACCCCATCAAATCAAGGGAGGACGCAGACTCCAAGCTGAGTAGGGATAGGGCATGGGACTGGTATCGATCCGTGTTGTATACCCGTCAGGCCCCGAATGCGGCTATCGTAGTGATCCAGACCCGCTGGCACGATGACGACCTGACGGGCAGGCTTCTGCGGGAGATGGAGTTGGGTGGGGAGAGGTGGGATAAGGTGGACTTTCCCGCCATCGCGGAGAGCGAGGATCTGCTTAAGCGCAAGCCCGGACAAGCCTTATGGCCCGCATGGTTCCCACTGGAGACCTTAGAAAAAACACGTAGAACGATTGGCCCTCGAGAGTGGTCAGCACTTTACCAACAAAAACCTGTAGGGGATGAGGGTGAGTATTTTGAACGAAAGTGGGTGGAGGATAACTATTATGATGATAGACGGGTTATCAGCGATTATCATAGCGGCAAGCATCCAATGCACATATATGGTGCATCTGACTATGCTGTCACTGCCGATGGCGGTGACTTTACGTGTCATCTGGTCATTGGGATAGACCATACGGAGAACATCCACCTCCTCGACCTGTGGCGCAAGCGGACCAAGACAGACGAGTGGATCGATGCGTATATAGACTTGGTGATCAAGTGGCGACCCCTGCGGTGGGCGGAGGAGGGTGGGCAGATCCTGAAGTCCTTGGGACCGTTTATCTCCGCACGTATGAAGGAGCGCAGGGCCTACGTATTCCGGGAGACCTTCGCGTCGACCTCTGATAAGTCGGCCCGGGCGCGATCTATACAGGCGCGGATGTCTATGGGGATGGTCAAGTTCCCAGAGCACGCACGATGGACACCGGACATGCTACATGAGCTTACGAGGTTCCCAGCAGGTGCAAATGACGACATGGTGGATGTCCTGTCGCTTGTTGGGCGTATGCTGGATAAATTAAGCCCTGCCAAGGCGTTACAGTTTCAGGGGCCAGTGGAATACGAGAAGACAACTATGGGGGATATATGGAACAACCACAAGCGCAGGCGCAGGGGCAAGAGATCTAGGGGTGGGATTATTGTCTAAATCAATGAATACTTCGACGGGAAGCGGCGAGTGAGCGGGTTACCAGACATGGGGGTGTAATGGATTCGACCTGACGGAAAGCCTTATGGGACCCATCAGGGACGGGAGTTCGATTCTCCCCACCTCCACCATTTAGAAAAAAGCGCGAGTTCTGCGCATAGTAAAATTATAGTGCCTATCTTTAGGGCACTATTTTTTTATAAACATTTATAAATGGTGGCTATGTCTTACCCTTCCGATAAATTAGCTCGCCTTGCGTACTGGCGGCGACAGATTGAGCATGCCCAAAATGTAATGGACCCTCTTTGGCGCGTATCCGATGTGCTGGAGAAGATGTATATCAACGAGGCCGCATCTGAGCGGGAAGAGTTCAAAGACGATGAGGTCCCAGACCGCAACCAGCATATCGCTCGTATCAAGAGCAATCTTATCTTCGGCTGGATCGATCAGACGATAGCGAACCTGCTCGAGCGTAACCCCAGTTTTATGATCACGCCCCGCACCCGTAGCTCCGTGGGTGGCGCAGGCGCAGTCAAGGCCATATCTGACTACTGGTATCGGGAGACCGAGCAGATGGACCAAGACGGGCGAATCCTCCTTGATTCCTTCCTTGGTCCCTATGGGGTTAAGAAGCTGGGCTGGACGATGGACGAGACGGCACAGACACAAGACATAGGCAATCCCGATGGATTTACCTATGAAGACCCTCAGGCTGAGCTATTCGCGATCATTGAAGGTGACTCACCGAAGATACTACGCGAGCAGGATCACGATATCTATATAGAGTTCTATGTTCAATTCCTCCAGCAACCAGACTTAGACTTGGGAGAAGAAATTGAGGGACTCATTAAGGATAACATCAAGATCCGCAAGCGTTTCTTAGAGAAGGTCGACCCGGATTCTAACAGCAGCGTCCAGTGGGAAGCACCCTATGGACTGCGCTGGAACCCTAAGGACTTCCTTGTCGACCCACTCGCTCAGGATGGTCTACGTGACGCACGCTGGATCGCGTTCCGCTTTAAGCGTCCCCTTGATGAGATCCAAAGCAATACCGAGTATGATCACACAGACGATCTTGAGACCACGCTACGGGTAGATGATGCCCCAGAGCGTGTGACGGGCGATCCTGATGATTTTGGCTTAGTCGACGGGTGGGAGATCTGGGCACGTAACTTCTACGTCAAGAAGGGCATTCGGCGTAACATGCTGATCACGATTGCGGCAGGGCACGACGAGTTCCTGCAACATGAGGATAAGTGGCCGTTGCCTGAGTTGGATGATTACCCGGCTGAGATCCTAAGCATGAACCACACGAAGGACACGTGGTATTCTAAGCCCGCCCTACTGATGGCTGGCGCAGACAACGTGCAGGGCCTCGTCAATGAGATACTTGACTCTTACTTACATGTGGTTAGAAAACACAAAAACTTACTACTTTATGATCCAGACCTCATTGATGACGATGAAGTAGAGAACATGATTGCTGCGCCTGACATGACCGCCATACCAGTGCGCGGCTTAGCGGAGCATGGTAATAAGGTAATGTTCCCACTGGAGTTCGGCAATATAAATAACGACAGCGGTCAGTTGCTACAGATCATACGAGGCCTGTTTGACGACAGTGCAGGCACTCCTCAGCCCCAGCGTGGCGCGATTGAGACCGCTACGGAGGCATCCATCTCAGAGCGTAGGACTACAGCGCGTGAGGGACGCAGAGGTAACCTCCTCAGTAAGATGCAGATCAATACCGCACGGAAGTTCTGGCAGATGACTGTGTTCTTCCGTCCTGACCGAGTCTTCCTTATTGACCCCACAGCCGAGCTATGGATGAACGTGGACGAGAAGATTGCGCGTGGTGAGTATCGGTTCACGATGGACATCGCGTCACAGGCTAATGCGATAGGTCTCGAGCGCAAGAACTGGCTTGACCTCCTCAACCTCTTTGCGGGTCTTACGGGCTTGTGGAAAGAGGAGTATGGTGAGGCACCGAACCTACCTGCGTTGGCAGAGAAGTTGCTCACGCGAGGCTATAACATACCCAATCCTGAGGATATTATACCGGGCGCGGGCGCATCGAATGCTTCATCGACTATGCTGGATCAGTTGATGGAGGGCAATAACAAAGGGGGTGCTGCCGCCGCTGGTCCTCCAGATGGAGTGGTAGATGGAACTGATTTTACACAAGCGGGCGGACGAGCTTTGCCTGACCCCAACAATCCTAACCCAGCAGGGGTGGAGCAAACCGTAGAAGGTCAAGCAGCACTCCCCCGTGAGTTTGAAAAATCGGCACCCACCCAAGGTGGTCAGGCCGGGGAAGCAGCGAGATAATGCCATCGGAAAAAGTATATAAGGCAAGACGAAGATCGGAAGATGCCTTCGCAGAGCTTGATGCGGAAATGAGAAACTCACCAGAGGGGGATAACCCACTGGAACGAGATGAGGTGGTCCACGCGATTGCGGATACGGTGGCGACGGCCCTAAAGTCCAAGAGGACAGGAGTTCCTCGTAAGGCAGAGGACAAAGAGCTTACGGTTAAAACTACATCCCACGGCAGCAGGACCGCAGATGAGAAGGTGTCGCTGCAAATATTCCAACTCAAAAACAAGCTCAGAAATGCCCGTGGTAACAAGCAGTTGCAGGTAGCAATCAAGGCTAAGATCGAGGAACTCAAAAAGAAGATGTCCAAAAAAGCTGACTCCGCCGATCGCGGAATGGCTGGAACGAGGAAAAAATAATGCCACCACGTAAAGCAGAGAAGAAAAAATATAAGAGATTTCTGGACCCGGGTGACAAGCCGATCGATATCAAAGGGATCTTCAGTTCCATAGCGGAAAAGCTGGGACAGATTAAGATTGAGGGTCGCGCTGGCAAAGGCGGACAGCGATTTATGGATGATGATGATCCTAAGAGGAGTAAAAATAAGAAAGCTCCTGCGTCCGTGGAGATTACCCGAGGTGGAGAGGTGGAGCAGCGTAAGCCTGCGGGTGACCCGAGACATCAGCAGGTTCGCACGCCCCCAGATAATCGCAGCATGGAAGATAAGATAGCCGACTTTATGGTAGAGCAGATGACTGCGGCTGGCGATCTCAGCGATCAAGGCATTGG